CCTCGCCAATGCCCGCCGAGAGGTAGAGGTATGCACCGATCGCCGCGCCGAGCTTATCAAGCAATGGCAATCAATCAATGCCCGCAAGCTCGTATTCGATGAGAACGAGTTTATTTGCCCGACCTGCAAGCGCCGTTTCGAGATCGAGGAGATCGAGAGCCGCCAGCAGGAGATTACCGAGAACTTCAATCGCCGGAATGCCGCCGACCTCGAAGAGAACAATCGTCGCGGCAAGGAGAACAAACTCCGCATGGAGGAGGTGAATCAATATATCAGCGAAATCGAGGAAAAGATCGCCGAGCAGGTATCTATCATCTCCGAAATCGAAATGAGCGGCATCCTCACGGCAAAACTCATCGAACCCGACGCCACCCCGACCATCGCGGCCAACACCGAGTATATAGCACTCGGAGAACAGATCGCAGAACTCGAAAAGGAAGTTTCGCAGCCCATAGCCGCCACAGAGGATGATTTTTTACGCGAGGGACGCGATTCTCTTACCGTCGGAATCGACGCGCTCAAATCGCGGCTGATGAAGCGCGAACAGATCGAGAAGAATAACCAGCGCATCGCCGAACTCGAAAAGTCTCTCCGGATGCAGTCGGAAGAACTCGCGCAGTTGGAGGGTATCGAGTTCACGATGGCAGCTTTCTCGAAAGCCCGCACGGAGGCCATCGAAAGCAAGATCAACGGGCTGTTCGACTTCGTGAAGTTCCGCCTCTTCGAGACACAGATCAACGGAGGTGAAGTGGAAACGTGCGAAGCAATGGTGAACGGCGTGCCGTTCTCCGATGCCAATACCGCAGGGCAATTCAACGCGGGTATCGACATCATCAACGCGATATGCCGTTTCGAGGGCATTTCCGCCCCGATTTTCGCCGATGGTTCGGAAAGCGTCAATACCCTGCATCCGACACAATCGCAGGTTATCCGCCTGTTCGTATCGCTCGACGACAAGCTCGTCATCAAGCACAACGGAAATCCGGCTCAACCGAAGAGTCTTTTCGACTAATAATCATTCACTTAAAATTCAACGCAATTATGAAAACCGAAGAACAGAAAAGCGCATTTATCCTCCGCGTGGAGGAGATGGTAAAAGAGATCGAAACGCTGATGCAGGAGGGGGGGGGCAATGAGAGGTCTTGCATCCTCCTCGTAAACGAGAAGCCGCAAGACAGCGACATGACTACCCAATGTATAGCGATCATGGGAAGCGGCAAAAGGCTAATCGAAAGCATGGCCGCATTCATCGAACGGCCCAACATGGCAGAAGTCGTGTCTCTCAGTGCAAAACTCGCCGCTCTTAAAAAACTCGCAGAAAATTAACATTCAAAATCAACCTTACAATGAATCAAGCAATCGCAAAGCAGGATCGCCCCGTCGATCTGCTCAAAGCAACAATCAATGCTCCGTCGGTACAGGAGCAGTTCAAGAACGCCCTCGGCGAACACAAGGATACGTTCGTCGCATCGCTCATCGACCTCTATACGGGCGACCGGTCGTTGCAGACCTGTAAGCCCTCGGTAGTCATCGCCGAAGCACTCCGCGCGGCAACCCTCCGCCTACCTCTGAACAAGGCCCTCGGTTTCGCCTACATCGTGGTTTACAACAACTCGGTAAAAGTAACCAACGAGCAGACCGGACGCGAGGAATGGATCAAAGTTCCGACGCCGACGTTCATCCCCGGCTACAAGGGCTATATCCAGCTCGCCATGCGAACGGGGCAGTACCGGACGATCAATGCCGATGTAGTCTATGAGGGCGAAGTCCGCAAGGTGAACAAGCTCACGGGAGAGATCGCTTTCGACGGCGAAAAGACCTCCGACAAGATCATCGGCTACTTCTGCTATTTCGAGCTGCTCAACGGCTTTTCCAAGACGCTCTATGTAACCGTCGAGGATATGGCCGCCTACGCCAAGCGGTATTCTCCCTCCGTGAAGAAAGAGACGACCGTCGCGCAGCTCATCGCCAAAGCCAACGACGGCATCATCGGCAAGAAAGTCGGATGGGAGGGCAACTTCAACGACATGGCTCTGAAAACGGTGATTCGCCGCCTGCTGTCGAAATACGGCTATCTCTCCGTCGAGATGCAGAACGCGATGGCTCACGATGTCGAGGATGAGGCCATGTCCAACCGCAACGACGCACTCGATAATGCCGCAGCGCAGACGGTCGATCTCTCGGCAACGGAATACGAGGAGGTCGATACGGAAACGGGGGAAGTCAAGGAAACCGGATCGGAGCAGGCCGCACCCGCTCCTGCACCTGAATACTGATCTGACGGCACGAGAGTATGATCTTGAAATGTTTGGGGAGTTCATCACGGGGCAACTGCTACATCCTCGAAGCAGCCGATGAAACTTTGATCGTCGAGGCGGGAATACCGATGCGCGACATCAAAAAGGGTCTCGGCTGGCAGCTCGGCAAGGTGGTAGGATGCCTCGTATCTCACCGACACGAAGATCATGCAAGGTCGTTGAACGACCTTCTCACCTGCGGCATCCGCGTACTGGCTCTCGCCGATGTATTCGACGCCGCCAATCCGAGAAATCGCGTATTCTGCAAGATAATCGAACCGATGCACGGCTACAAAGTGGGAGGCTTCAAGGTCTTCGTACTGCCGGTCGTCCACGATGTGCCATGCGTCGGGTTCGTCATCGAGCATCAGGAGATGGGACGCCTGCTCTTTATCACCGATACGATGATGTTCGAGTACCGGCTTGCCGACCTGAATCACGTAATGATCGAGGCGAACTACTCCGATGCGATCTTACAGCAGAATATCGACCGAGGGTTTATGTCTCCCGCCATGCGGGGGCGGCTGCTGGGTTCGCACATGGAATTGCAGACGACGAAAGAGATTTTGCGGACGACCGATCTATCGGCGGCAAATGAGGTGATTTTACTGCATCTCTCCGACGGCAATAGCAATGCCAAAGGATTTGCCGAAGAAGTGCGGCAAATCGCCGGAAAACCGGCATATATCGCCCGTGCAGGATTGGAGGTCAATCTCGATAAACTCCCATACTGAATGCTGATATGCGACCTGTGCCTAACGATATAGTTTCAACGCTGATCCGCTGCCTGCCGCAGATACTCGAAAATGTGCAGATAGACAGCGGGAATACGCGGCTCATCAATGCCGTAAGACTGACAAAAAGGATTATTCCACGATTAAAGAAAATTGAGAATGAAAAAAATACCAAACCCTAACGGAAACAAATTCGTCTTGCCAAAGGGATATACTGACCTCGGATGGCAACTCGATTTTAATGCTTCCGAACTAAAAAAATGTAGGGAAGCCGGGCATATCCGGCGGAAGTTCGATAATTCCAAATACCTGTATCGGTGTAACGATGTGGTATATATCTGCGATCAATGCAAGAATGTACACCATGTCGATATGAGTGATTAAAAAATCGAATGCAATGCTGATAGTAAAGCAGGACAAGACCCGCAAGGAGGAAGAGGGACAGATATTCGTCGAACTCACGATTTACCGTGATGTCAGGAATATCGCAGACTGCAACCGCCTCGGATATTGGTGCGACAAAGCGCATCTGTCGCACTTCATCATGGAATGCGCGAAATGTTTTACGCAAGACGAATTAAAAAACATACTGAAAATGAACGGAAACAACATTTATATCGAGAAAAACAACCTGCTCGATGCCTACAAGAAAGGCAATGCCGACAACAAGAAGATGCTCGAAAATCTCTTCGGCAAGGAGATGTTCCGCCCGAAAAACATCATGGAGCGCATCAAGACCTTCGATGACGCATTCAAGGAACTCGGCGAGAACCATCCGCTCGTAAAAGAATACCACAAACGGCATCTGTTCCTCGAAGACGATTCGGATATTAGCTCCGATCTCGTAGCCTACCTCAAACTCCGCATCATTACTGCCGCTCTCAACGAGGGTTGGACACCGCAGTTCACCGAGGACGAATACCGCTACTTCCCGTGGTTTTGGCTCTACACCAAGGAGGAGATCGCCAAGATGGACAAGGAGGAGCGCAAGAAAGTTGTCCTGTTCGGCGGTGATGCGGCTGACGGCTCGGATGCCGGTTTTGCGTATGCGAATTCGTCTGCCGCGCCCTCGCATGCGGCTGCGTATATCGGGTCTCGCCTTTGCTTCAAATCGTCCGCGCTGGCGAAATACGCAGGTGAACAATTCGCTGAAATCTACTTTGCTTTCGTGGGGAAATAGATGATGGGAGGATGGATAAAAATATATCAAACCATTCGGGAGCATTGGATATGGAATGATCCGCGAAAATTGAAGTGGTGGATCGACCTGCTGATGCTCGCCGAATGGAGAGATAGCAAACGCCTTGTTGGATCAGACCTCGTAACCATCAAACGGGGGCAATTGATCGCATCCGTCCACTATCTCCGCGAGCGGTGGGCGTACAAAGATGACAACGGGGTGCAGCGCAAGCCGTCCGAGCATACCATCCTCAAATTTCTATCTCTCCTCGAAGCAGATCAGATGATAAGCCGCGCGAAACACCCTGCCACCCGTGCAACGATGATTACGATAGTTAATTACGATGATTACCAGCAGAATAGCGCAGCAGGATGCAACGAGGGCAGCAACGACCCCTGCAACGACGGGTGCAACGATCCCTGCACAGAAGATAAGAATAATAAGAATATAAAAGACAATAGAGAGGGGAAAAGTGGAAAAAGCGAAAAACGCTTTTCCCCGCCCTCTATCGAGGAGGTTGATTCTTATATCAGGGAAAAGGGGTACACGGTGGATGCCGAGCGATTCGTGAACTTTTACGAGAGCAAGGGATGGTATGTCGGCAAGAACAAGATGAAAAACTGGCGTGCGGCGGTGGCAACATGGCAAAAAGAAGACAACAAACGAAATGGGATCAATCAACAAAGATCATGTGATAAACGTCGAGGGACTGAGGCGACAGCTACTCGCCCGGAAGACTACGAGGGGAAATTTTAAGTGGTCGGTGAGCTTGAAGCAGGCAGCGGACATTCTGCTGGCAGCATATCAGGCGGAAGTCGAATACCGCCACCGCAGGTTCATCGAGGACAAGGCGACCAAAACCAACATCGAACGGCTGGCCGCATTCCTGATCCGCGACGATGCCAAGTTCGGGGTAATGCTCTGCGGCGTACCCGGCAATGGTAAAACAACTCTCCTGTATGCCTTTCAGTCGGCGGTGAATTGGCTCAACGACATAGGGCATTTCGAGGGCAAACGGGCCGGTATTCGGATCGTCGATGCAAAGGAGGTAGTTATGCTCGCAAAGGATTTCGAGGCATTCCGTAACCTACGCAATATGCCGATGATCGCCATTGAGGACATGGGGCGCGAACCGATAGAGGTTCTCGACTATGGGAACATCCTCAATCCGGTTGTCGATATGCTCGAATATCGCTACAACATGCAGCTCTTCACGTTCATCACGACCAATCTCACGAAATCGCAAATCCGCGAGAAGTACGGCAACCGCATCGCAGACCGATTCAACGAGATGCTCGAAGTCATCATTTTCAAGAATGAGACCTATCGGGACAAATGAAATTAAGGCGATTTGCCGCGAGTTTCAGGTAACGGCGATAAGATGGTCGGATAATCCGAAATAATGCGGCATATCGCAGAAAACAGAGCAAAGACACAAAATTCAACGCAATGGGGACAGAAGTAAAATTAAAACGGGAGGCAATCGAGCGACGCATCGCCGAATTGGAGGGCAAGATGCCCGACATCCAAGCCTCCAAAGAGGGAGCCGAAGCGCGGGCAACGATCCGCAGGCTGAAAGCGCGGCTCAAAACCTATCCGCAAGAGCCGAAAAAGCGGATTTACAAAGTCAAGGCCCGATTCATTTTCGACGGCGTTTTCGAGATTCGCGCCCACACTCGCAAAGAGGCCGTGCAGATGGCAAAAATCGGATGCGGGATGAACATCGGAGAAATCCACACCTGCTACGGGACTGACGTAGATTGGGAATTTGATTGCAAACCGGATAAAATCGTGAAATAACCGATACCATGACACAAGACGAATTTGACGCACTACGATTTTGCGCAGGCATGATCGCAGAATACAGAGGAAGCTGGTATAAAGTCATATCATGCAACTTTCCCGAACGCTTATTTGCCTTATGCGATGACAGCGGAATTGATGCAGACGACCCGATGTGGGTGCGTTGCGAAAATGTTTCACAAGTAAGATATAGTTAATCATGATTCACATAGGAGCTATCAGGAAAATATTTCGCGGCTGGCGCATCCTCATCTGCGCATGGGTGGACGACAATAGCCCGCTGAAATCGCAGTTTTTCATGCTCTTTCGCGGCGATAACGGGAAAGAGTACATCAGGATCGGAAAGGGGTACGACCCCAAGACAGACACCTACCCACGCATGGTCGTTACGCGCTGGTCGATCATCCGGTATGTCGGGGAACGCCATTGGGAGAAATCCTTTGTGTGGTTCGGCCTCGGTAAATTCATGGACGGCAGGGATATGTAATAATCAATAATTCAACGCAACTATGAAAGAGAATAAAATCAGTATCGAAATCACCGCTGACGGTTGGAAAACCGATGTAACGATCAACGGCAAAACCTATTCCGAACGGCATATCGGACATTATGGCAGCTCGGAGTGCGTCGAGGGGAACTTTGAAGAAGATGATGAAATCCCCGAATCAATCTACGATGCGCTCAACGACTTTTTCTGCTTCGGCTGCCAACAGGCATTGGCGCAGTTTGAAATTGAAGAGGGAATCGAGGAGGAATAGTCATGGAGATCAAACCAAAATTTCAGTTCGTCGAGGGTAGTTTCGATACCCAACGGGTAAAACTACTCTGCATACCGGATGATAATCACGGACGGGTCGATCTCTGCATCAAAGACCCCGACTGCGGATGGAATATCCCTATCGGCCAAATAAAGCTATTCAGCCGCGATTTGTACCGCGACTTCAAAGAAACACTACCCGACGCTACGAAACTCGGAGAAGAGATCGCACGTCGATGGAATGAATGCGAAACCAAAAAATAAGGCGATATGAAACTGCTATACATCGACTTATTCTGCGGAGCTGGCGGAACCTCTACCGGCGTTGAGAACGCTCGCCATGATGGACGGCAATGTGCAAAGGTCATCGGGTGCGTAAACCATGATGCAAATGCGATTGCCTCTCATGCCGCTAATCATCCCGACGCGCTGCACTTCACGGAGGATATTCGCACGCTGGAACTCTCGCCGCTGACAGCTCATATCGCCGAAATGCGGCGGCAATATCCCGATGCGTTCGTCGTCTTGTGGGCCAGTCTCGAATGTACGAATTTCAGCAAGGCCAAAGGCGGCCAGCCCCGCGATGCCGACAGCCGGACGCTGGCCGAGCATCTCTTCCGATACATCGAGGCTATCAACCCCGACTACATTCAGATCGAGAACGTCGAGGAGTTCATGTCATGGGGCGACCTCGACGAGAACGGCAAGCCGATCAGTAAAGATGCAGGACGGCTGTATCAGCAATGGGTGTCGAATGTCTGCGGCTACGGTTATCGGTTCGCGCATCGGATTCTAAACTCGGCCGATTACGGGGCATACACCACTCGTCGCCGATTCTTCGGCATCTTCGCCAAAGAGAGCCTCCCGATAGTGTTCCCCGAACCGACGCACAGCAAGGACGGCGCAACGGGATTATTCGGTCGGACGCAACGCTGGAAGCCCGTGCGCGAGGTGCTGGACTTTTCCGATGAGGGCGAAAGTATTTTCGGGCGCAAGAAACCGCTCGTCGATGCGACCCTCGAACGCATCTACGCGGGTCTCATCAAGTTTGTTGCAGGCGGCAAAGAGGCATTCTTGGTGAAATGGAACTCGATGAGTCAAACCGGGAAATACCACGCACCGAGCATCGACGAACCTTGCCCGACCGTTGCAACGCAGAATAGGCTCGGCATTGCGCAGGTCAATTTCCTTTCCAAGCATTACGGAGGCAGTCCGGAGGGCAAATGCGTTTCGGTCGAAGAGCCTGCGGGGACAATAACGACATGGGATCATCACTCGTTCATCACGGCATATTACGGGAACGGGCATAACCACTCCATCGACGCACCCGCGCCGACGCTGACCACAAGGGATAGGCTCGCGTTCGTGGATATGCAGTACGGGAACGGAGCGCCCTGCGACATCGAAAGCCCTGCACCGACGGTTACAACCAATCCGAAACTCCAGCTCGTAACCTGCCGAATGGAGCAGCAAGAAAGCACAACCACAATAACCTCTGACGACAGTCCGGCGATGGCAAAAATCAAGCGATTCATGGCGTTGTACGGCATCGTCGATATAAAGATGCGGATGCTCCGCATTCCCGAATTGAAACGGATCATGGGCTTTCCCCCCGATTACGTTCTCGTCGGGACACAGGCCGATCAAAAGAAATTCATCGGTAACGCGGTCGAGGTCAATATGGCGCGGGTTCTCTGCGAGGCCCTTTGTGCCCGATTAATTGAGGGCGATTGGCGTCCGATACAAATAGCAGCATAATACTATGGCAAAGAGAATTATAACCGCAATCCTTAATCACGACATGGACTTCCTGATTCATTTTCAGAGAAACGTGATTAAAAACTGCTCCGTAGAGGGGATTGATCCTCGTATGCTTTCGGCAATGCGGGATATTCTACACATCCTCGAAGCGGTAAAAGAAATCGGAATTTTAACAGAACTACCCAACAAAGAAAGCTAATAACCATGATTGAACCTCAAATCTTATACGGCGTTACATGCGACCGTTGCGGGGAGACCCTCATCAATAGCAATGACAATAGTGCTTGGTATGACCGCAGCACAGCGGAAGAAGAAGCATCCGAGGAGGATTGGCACTCGGTAAGCAGTCATCATTATTGCCCGAACTGCTATCGGGAAGATGACGACGGTAATCGAACTATTAAAGCACCATTTCCCTACTATGTGCAGAAAATCAACCGATTCATGAATCGTATAGCGAAATCCTACCCATGCCGCATTGTCGAGGAAGACGATCATTTCGCTCTTCATGGAAACACACAGGATGGCAAGCAGCTCGCTCCATGCGACGAAGAATGGGTACGATCCTACGCCGCCGACAAACTCCTCGGTATTCAGATGATCGACAAAGGATGCGCGAATGCCGAATATATCATCCGATTACGCAAAGAATAGAACCATGAAAATCAACAGACAAATAAACGAATGTCATTGCTACAACTGCCGAAAATACGAAGAATGCCAAACCAAAGGCGTATTCGACGATGATCCGGGCTTCGACTTCTGCGTAAACTATGAGGATGTGAGCTATCCCGATGACGATAACGATGAAAACGATTGAGCCATGAAAAGCGAAAAAGCAAAGGAATACATTACACATGCCACGTGTACGGCACAAGAGTATGCTGAAAGATTCGGAGGGCGCGAGTTGGTCGTGTCAAGATGGGATGTGTCTACCGCTATCGAACTTGCCGAGCAGGATGCCGAGATGCGAATGCGTGAGAAAGCGATTAAAGCGTATTGCAGCGAATGTGCATGCTATGAAACGGGGGCCTGCGCATTAGACCCCGACAAATGTGCGACAAAACTACTTTTTGTCCAAAACATGACCGAGGAATGAAAAGTCAGAAAGCAAAAGAATTTATAGACGGGTGCATGGCTCATCTCACAGTAGAGATGAGCGACCACGCCAAATGGCAGCTCCGGGCGGCAATGACCCATGCGGCCGAACTCGCCGAGCAAGAAATGGAGGGATTCTACACCTGCTGGATCGACCCGAAAGACTTCATGCCCGAAGCGAATAAGAATGTCCTCGTAAAATGTTCCAGCGGGGAGATTCAGACCGATTTCTATGCGCCTGAATTGGGCGGATTCTTCATCGAACACTCAACCCACGCCAAAGTCACCGGCTGGCGCGAAATGATGTAGCGATATGGGAATGCGAGGGACACGGGGAGGAACCCCGACCAAACCGAAACACACCGAGGAGAGCATCCAGCAGGCGTTGTATTGGAATCATCCAATTCTGACAAAACCCGCTTTCGAGATGGTCGGCTTCATCTTCTATGCGTGGGAATCCGATTATTTGGCAATCTCCAAAGCCGGATACGTGTACGAGTGCGAGATCAAGATCAGCCACTCGGATTTCCTGAATGAGGCAATCCATAAGCAGAATAAGATGCGCATCTTACAAGGGTTATCCGCCTCGGATGGAACAATTGACGATCGACGACCGAACTACTTTTGGTATGTCTGTCCGGAAGGGATCATCTCCGAGGCTGAATGCCCGAAGTTCGCAGGGCTGATGTATATCACCGATTCGGGCACATTCCGCTGCATCAAGTCCGCTCCATGCCTCCACAAGGCCAAGTACGACACGCAGGCCGATTTGCTCCGGCGGGATATGCGGGATAAGTTCTACTATGCAATGTGGAATTGGATTCGCCGCTATTGGCGCAACATCGGCAAGGCGAAAGATATTGCCCCGCAGACCGCTGCCGCATACGAGCGGGCATTGGATAAGCAAGTCGAAGAGGTTGCCGACCTGAAATATCGGCTTTCTTCTCTGACGCAATGGCGCGACATTCAGGCCGACCCGAAATGGGGATTTGCCACCGATGACGCCATAGATGAGATATTTCGCAATCTGCCGCGTCTTGTCAGGGACAAACGGGATGGGAGCATCGAACTCATCGACTACGATAATGCCGCCGAATGGCGCGGCGATTTAGAGCGCAAACCGAGCCTCTACCAATGGCTACCAATTAACGGAAATACACTATGAAAGACATAGAATTATTCAACGATCATTTTCAAAATTTCAAGGCATACGGCATCCCCAAAGCGCAGCTTATCATCGCCGATGTGCCGTATAACCTCGGTGCGAATGCCTATGCCAGCAATCCGGCATGGTATGTTGATGGCGACAATAAGAACGGCGAGAGCGCACTCGCAGGCAAGCAGTTTTTCGACACCGACAAGGATTTCCGGCCTGCGGAGTTCATGCACTTTTGTAGTCAAATGCTTCGTAAGGACAAGCCTATCAAAGAGGAGAAATCCGAGGGGGGGGGAAGATCGAAAGGAGGCGCGGCCTGTATGATCCTTTTCTGTCCTTTCGAGCAGATGCACTATTATATCGAACTCGGACAACGATATGGACTGAAACGCTACATCCCGCTCGTATTCCGCAAGGATTTCTCCGCGCAGGTACTCAAAGCCAACATGAAAGTCGTCGGCAACTGCGAATACGGATTGATTCTCTACCGCGACCGCCTACCGAAATTCAACAATGACGGGAGGATGATATTCAACTGCTTCGATTGGGTACGCGATACAGATACGCCGAAGATCCACCCGACGCAGAAACCCGTTCCCCTGCTGGAACGCCTGATCGAGATATTCACCGACAAAGGGGATGTAGTCATCGACCCGTGCGCAGGAAGCGGAACAACCCTGCTCGCGGCTGCCAATATGGGCCGAAAAGCATACGGATTCGAGATCAAAAAGGATTTCTGTGCCGAGGCAAGAGTAAAGGTATTACCAAGAATTTCAAAATCGCTATTCGTATGAAAAAGATTTTGGATGCTTGCTGCGGCAGTCGGATGTGCTGGTTCGACAAAGACAACCCCGATACGGTCTTCATGGACTGCCGCAGCGAGGAACATACCCTTTGCGATGGGCGCAGATTGGAGATCAGGCCCGATGTCGTCGGGGACTTCCGCAAGATGCCGTTTCCCGATAATTCGTTCTATCTCGTCCTGTTCGATCCTCCGCATCTGAATAACCTCGGCGAATCGTCATGGCTGGCGAAAAAATACGGTCGCCTCCTCCCCTCATGGGAGGATGACATCCGGCAAGGATTCGAAGAATGTATGCGTGTTCTCAAACCGAACGGAACGCTCATCTTCAAATGGAATGAGCAGCAGATACCCACCGCGCGGATCATCGAGATCATCGGACAAAAGCCCCTATTCGGGCATACGTCCGGCAAAGGCGGCAAAACGATATGGATGTGTTTCTTAAAAAACGAGAAATCGAATGAAACGCACCTATGAGATTCAGGTCTGCATCCCGTCCGGATGTCGGCTGGTTGGATGCAAGACTGACGGAGATATTGCCGTCGTAATCTTTGAAGATGTCAGCGGCCCCGAAATCCGGCAAATCGGATTCATCCGAGAGCCTACGGGAGAAATTGAAGATGAAGATAATGAATAACTCACAAAACGAATAAAACATGACGAGACCCTGCAAATGCGGCGAATGCGCCTTTTTCAAGAATGAAGATGCAAACGGCTACGGACATTGCATCATCACTCTGAATCAATACCGATGCGACGACCTCTGCAAATTCAAAGAGGATCATATGTCGGACGTGGAAACCCTACGAGCACTACATCATTACCAAAAATGGAGGCGCGGCGGGAACGGGAGGCCGCCGCATCCCTTTGTCGTCGGTCAGACGATAGACAATGCGATCCGCGCTTTGCGCCGCATAACCAAAGACACCCCGAAATTCTAACTCAAAACATCTATCATCATGTGGTTTACAACAAAAGTTCGTTATGAAAAGACGAGAGAGAACGGTTCTCTGAAAACCATCACGGAGCCGTATTTGGTCGATGCCCTTTCATTCACGGAGGCAGAGGCCCGCATCACCAACGAGATGATGCCCTATACGTCGGGAGCATTCTCGGTATCGGCCGTGAAGCGCAGCAACATCTCGGAAATCTTTTGGGATGAGAACGGCGATCACTTCTACAAGGCCAAGATCAACCTCATCACGCTCGACGAAAATACGGGCGCAGAGCGCAAGAAAGCGATCTATATCCTCGTACAGGCATCCGACCTGAATCAAGCCGCCAAGAACCTCGCCGAGGGTATGAGAGGTACAGTATCGGATTATGAGGTCGCCTCCATCGTCAAGACCCCGATTGTCGATGCCTATAAAATCGCCGAGAAATGAACGCGCGGCAATTCTTCGACAAAGTAGCTCTCATGCGGAAGCTGCAAAAGGAGTATTTCCGCACTCGGTCGAAAACCGCGCTCAATCAGAGTAAGGCGGTCGAGCGGGAAGTCGATGCCGAGATTGCGCGGGTGCATGACGCGCTCGGCACTCCGGCGACCAAGCAACCCGAACAACGGAACATATTTGAGGAGGGCGCATCATGGTAGGGCTGGCAGAGGTATTCATGGATTTGGAGCGGGTCATAAATTCCCTGATCTCATGGGTATATCAATGCCCACAATGCGGATGGGGTTATATCGAAACCCGCCGTCCCTGCAAAGGTTATCCGAAGAGGTCGTTTTGGCAGCGAATACGCTCGAATCCGATGCGACGCAATTACCATTAAGGCCGACAGTAGATAATGTAAAATACCCGCATTTCCGCGCGAAATAGCAATAAGTTTTGAATCATGGAAACAACCTACAATAAAGACATAGCTCATTGCAGCGGCTATTGCTGCCTGTTGAGCGACCAATGCCGGAGGTATCATCTCTTCCGCGCATGGGAGCGGCGTAAATTGCCGCCCGCTCCGTTTATTATGGCATGCTTCGATATGGATACCGAAACATGCCCGAATTTCCTCCATTTGGAACAAACGACACCACGAAAAATGGAAAAGAAGAAAATCGTCATCACCTTGTCGCGGGTGTTCCCGACGACGCATAGCCGGAAAGGCCAGCCGACTGGCTTCAAGGAAAAGCTCGCATCAGGCTGTAAGTTGCATACCATCCGAGGCAATTTCGACCAATGGAACGCCATCGCGGAGAAGATGCAACGGGGCGGCTATTGCCTCTCGATCCGCCAATGGTCGGGACGCCCGTACAACTCGCCGCAGGTAGAAATTGCCCACCTCGACCAGCCTATCGGCATCCAGCGGATAGAGCTGCATTATCATAGCGAAAACGATACGATCACCGCCCGCATCGACGGTCGGGAATGGATCGACGCGGACTGCTATGAAATCGCCAAAAACGACGGACTGAATACAACCGACTTCAAAGAGTGGTTCTTCGGCCGACACCCGAAAGGGGATAAAGTTTTTCACGGCGTCATCATCCATTTCACGGATTTTCGGTATTGATATGAGGCATCAGGAAAGCATCATCCAGCAGACCTGCGTCCGTTGGTTCCGAATGAAATACCCGCAGCTCGCCTTGCTCCTCTTC